CGAAAGCTAATGCTCCTAAAGATCAGACCGAGCTAATGCGTGAGTATGTGAATAAAATAGCTGATGAACCTAAAAAAGGTGACAACGGCGCTAACACAAAATCACCAGTAGCAAATAAAAATGACATGGGCGGCACAGCCGCTAACATTGCCAAAGGCGGAGAAGGTGGTGGTTCAAATTCTGGACTAACTGGCAACGATGCTAAAGAAGATTCAGCTGGTAACGTAAACGTTCCAGGTGGAAAGGCAAGCAAGTCATTAAAATCTAACTCAAAAGGCCACGGTACCGAGAAAAAGGGAAAAGGCGAAGAAGGCGGAACTAATACTGATTCAGTAATTGGTTCCTAATGATAAGGAATAATGTGTTGCACAATTTACGTGAGAACTTAACATTCGACCAAGCTAAAATGGTTATTGAGACTACCGAGAACGCTAAGGGTGGTAAAGATCTTTTTTTAAAAGGTATTTGCATCCAAGGCGGGGTTAAAAACGCCAACCAACGTGTTTACCCTGTTACCGAGATAGGTAGAGCTGTCAACACTCTCAATGATCAAATTACAGGTGGATATTCAGTTCTTGGCGAAGTTGATCATCCAGAAGGCCTTAACATTAACTTAGACCGCGTAAGCCATATGATCACAGAGATGTGGATGGATGGCCCAAACGGTTACGGAAAACTTAAAGTATTACCAACGCCGATGGGGCAATTAGTTTCAACAATGCTGGAAAGCGGTGTTAAACTAGGCGTCTCATCACGTGGTAGCGGAAATGTTACAGAAGACGGATCCGGACAAGTAAGCGACTACGAAATAATCACAGTAGACGTAGTAGCTCAACCCAGTGCTCCAGGGGCATACCCAACCCCAATATACGAGCATTTACTGAATACTCGTGGGGGGTATAAGGCTATGAACTTGGCTCGCGAAGTACAAGGCGATAAAAAGGCACAAGACTACTTAAAGAATTCTTTGATGAATATCATCAAAGGGCTCCAGTAATAAGGAGAATATAATGTTGGACGCACTGAAATCACTCTTTGAAAACAATGTAATTTCCGAAGAGATCAGAGTTGAAATTCAAGAAGCATGGGACAAAAAGATTGCTGAAGAGCGCCTTTCTGTAACAGCTGAACTTCGCGAAGAGTTCGCATCTAAGTATGAACACGATAAAGCACAAATGGTTGAAGCTATCGATTCTATGGTGAGCGATAAATTAGCAGAAGAAATTTCCGAGTTCACTGACGATCGCAAACAGTTAGCAGAAGCAAGAGCAAAATATGCCATTGCTATGCGTGAAAACGCAAACTTGCTAAAAGAGTTTGTTATGCAGTCTTTGAAAAAGGAAGTCACTGAATTACATGATGACCAAAAGGTAATGTCAGATAAGTTTGGCAACCTTGAGGAATTTGTTGTAGAAGCTTTGTCTAAAGAAATTGCAGAGTTCCAAGAAGATAAGAAAGACTTAGCTGAAACGAAAGTACGATTAGTACGTGAAGCTAAGAAACATCTCAATAAAGTTAAATCAACTTTTGTTGAAAAAAGTGCTAAATTAGTATCAGACGTTGTTGGCAAAGGACTTACAAAAGAAATTAGTCAACTTAAAGAAGATATTGATTCAGCTCGTAAGAATGACTTTGGTCGTAAGATTTTCGAAACTTTTTCAAACGAGTATGCTAACAGCTACTTGAATGAAAAATCAGAAACTGCTAAACTATTGAAAGTTGTTGATCTTAAAGATAAGCAAATTGAAGAAGTTAAAGCAGAAGCTGAAGAAAGCAAGAAAATTGTTGAAAGTAAAAACGCAGAAATTAATAAAATTTCTGATGCGGCTAAAAGAAAAGATATCATGGATGAACTAACTGCTCCTTTGAGCAAAGATCAACGTGAAATTATGAAAGACTTACTGGAAAGTGTACAAACTGACAGATTAGTAAAACAATTTGACAAGTACATGCCGGCAGTTATTGACGGGAAGACTCCAGAGAAGAAAAAGGCGACATTAACCGAAGCAGAGGCAAAATCAATCACAGGCAATAAAGAAGAATCTAACGTTAGTAGTGTAAGCTCGGAAGCCAACAAAAATATTGTTGATATTCGAAGACTTGCAGGATTGAATTAAGGAGAAAACAATGTCAGAACTACTAGAAAATCGCTGGCAGGATACCAAAACCGCTCTTTTAGAAGGCCTTCAGGGCAATAAGAAAGCAGTAATGGCAAGTACTCTTGAAAACACACGCAAGTGGTTGAATGAGACTGCAGGAGCTGGCGCTACGTCAGCCGGTAATGTTGCAACTCTAAATAGAGTTATCCTACCAGTAATCAGACGTGTTATGCCGACTGTAATAGCCAACGAATTAGTTGGTGTACAGCCGATGACAGGTCCAGTGGGTCAAATCCACACACTAAGAGTACGTTACAGTGACGCGAGTGACGGTAACGAAGTAGGTGAAGAAGCACTTTCACCATTTAAGATTGCGGCGGCTTATTCCGGTAATGCCACAGACGCAACTCCAAAAGGTGGCGCAACAGCGGCACTTGAAGGGGAAGCTGGCAAGAAGTTAAGCATCCAAATCTTAAAGCAAACAGTCGAAGCAAAAACCAGAAAGCTATCAGCTCGCTGGACTTTTGAAGCGGCTCAAGATGCTCAAGCACAGCAAGGTATTGATATCGAAGCAGAAATTATGGCGGCATTAGCCCAAGAAATTACTGCTGAAATTGATCAAGAAGTTCTTGCATCATTACGTGCTTTAGCAGGATCGGCACAACAAGCATACGATCAAAATGCTGTAAGTGGTACTGCAACTTTCGTCGGTGACGAACATGCGGCTTTGGCTGTAATGGTTAACCGCGTTGCAAATACTATTGCTCAGCGTACACGTCGTGGTGCTGGTAACTGGGCTGTGGTTTCACCACACGCTCTTACTGTACTACAATCAGCTACAACTTCAGCGTTCGCAAGAACAACTGAAGGCACATTTGAAGCTCCAACAAATACTAAATTTGTAGGAACACTAAACGGTGCAATGAAAGTATATGTTGATTCATATGCGGCTGATAGTATGGACGTACTTGTTGGTTACAAAGGTACTTCAGAAGCAGACGCTCCAGCGTTCTACTGCCCATACATTCCTTTAATGTCAAGCGGTGTTGTGTTGGATCCATCTAGCTTTGAGCCAGTTGTAAGTTTCATGTCAAGATATGGATATGTTGAGTTAAACAACACAGCATCATCTCTTGGTAATGCGGCTGACTACTTGGGTAGAGTATCTATCGCGAACGTAACATTCTCTTAAGTCTTAAGAGATTATTACATTTTGGAAGGGCGGCTTTATGTCGCCCTTTCTTTTTGACATTTTTTCCTATTTTGGATAACCTTTTTACACTTTCCGATTGACTTTTAATATAAACGGTGTTATATTAGTAATATAAGCATTAGAAGAGTAATTAACTTCTAATTATAGTGCAAGGAAGAGGCTCCTACCAAAAGAGTCGAACTTGACTGTCCAGGGGTGGTACCCAGGGTTTGTAGTAGAAATACGCAGGCTCACATCGCATTAACCCGCGGGGATAGGTTGTACGGTTTAGAAATGGTATTTCGGTCCGTGCTTGTAGGTGTACCCAAGTCCTACCTATTTTGCTTATTTTATACGCCCTACATATTCATATGTGGGGTTTTCTTTTGACTATACACTCATATTGATAAATATAACAGTATAAGGACGCAATTTTGCGTTTTATGGGGACACAACCCCGTAGACTTAGAACGTTGACAAAGGAGAAAAAAAATGGGAAGACCACTAAACAAAAGGTACTTTACAGATGCGACAACAGGCGCAACTGCAGGTGCTAATGAAATCAAAGTAAATTTTCATAACGGAACAGCAGTAAAAGAAGGTACTATTATCAGACAAAAAGGATCTAAAAAATTCGTAGTTGCTGAAACAGGTGCCGCGGACACTGAGTTCACTTGTACATTAAAAACTGGCGTATTACCAGCGGCTTTAAGTGCTGGCGAAATGTCAATTACAGCTTTAGGTAGCGATTCAGAAACTTATGGTGTAGCAAAGATTGCCGGCCATAAAGTTACACTTGCACAACCAAGTGCAACTGGATCTAATGCATTAGACGGACTCGCACAAACATGGCAAATGGGGTCAGCCGCATCTTCAGGCATAGTTAGAATTGAAGAAGCAGGTGATGATGACGTTGATAATGCTGATGACGACGACTTTACTGATGACGCATAATTAAAATTATAAGGAGCCCGAGTAATTTCGGGCTTCTTATTTTAATGATAAATACTAGGAAGCGGAGCAAAGATTATGGGTAGACCAGTAAATAAAAGAAATTTCGGGGAAGGTAATGGAAAAATTCAAGTTACCCGATATTTCTTTACTAGTGCATCTGAATCAAATACTAAAGCATGGATTGTGTCACAACGATCTACAAACAAATTTAAAGTATCAGATGGTACAACTACTGAAATATTAACTTTAGTTAATAAAGCCGCTGGTACATTAGTAGCAGGCGATATGGTAATTGACGGCGTGTTAGATGACTCTACCGTTGTACAAATTACAAAAATTTGGAATAACAATTGTCAGTACGAAGGTACTACAAGAGGAAAAATGGTTATCGGTGGCAGTGATGCTGGCGGTGAAGATGATGCTGTAACAAATACAGTAACAGTTGATGGGCAATAGATAAATGGCAAAAACAATACAAACATCTGATAATTATACTATTAGAACAGCCGATGACGGAGTTATAACTCTTGATACAGGATTAAAAATAGGACAAGTTAGAATTACTGGCGACCTTGTTGTATCTGGACAACAAACTACAGTAAACACAACTGAGATGACTATTAATGACAATATTATTGTTATTAATTCAAACGAATCAGGAACAGGTATTACGTTAGGTGAAGCAGGAATTAGAATTGAACGTGGTAGTTTAGCCGACGTACAATTTTTATTTAATGAATCTATTGTTTGGAATGATCCAGTAAGTAATACAACTAAGACAGGTGCTTTTGTTCTTAAAGATGAATCCGGTGGTAACATAGGATTAGAATGTAGAAGTATTAGTACAGGTGGCGGAGATTTATTTTTAATTAATAGTGGCGCAGGTGTAATTAGTGTTAGTGGTACTAACAATTACGAAAATCAAGTTACAGATGATGACCATATACCTAACTTGAAAAAAGTTACAGATGATATTGCAACGGCACTTGCTACTTACAATATTAATAGAATTAGATCAGGCGATCCAAATATACCTTCTTCTTTTACTGATGTTGTTACATTTGATGACGATGGAGTAAGTACAAGTACTGTAACAGTAAGGGTTGACGGGACTACAGGTGCTATATTCTACGAAGATAGAGCAGAGATAAAAGATATAAGAATAACAGGAACTACAATAGAAACAACAGTTAGTTCAAGCGATTTAGTTCTTTCAGCACCAGGAACTGGTTCAGTTGTAATTGACGACCAATTACAAATTAAAGCAACACCAGGACCAGACGATGCTACAATAGATCCAGCCGCACCAACTGATGGACTTGTATTATACGTTAAAACGCCAGGAATAGGCAAAACTGGCTTATTTTATGTAAATAGTAGTAGCGTTCGAGATGAAATTATAAGTAAAAATAGATCATTACTTTTGAGTATGATCTTTTAAGGATAGAAAACAATGGCAATAGCACAAGCAACTTTATCAGGAACACCAACAGTACTTTTAACAGTACCAGCAGGAAAACAATACGCTATTACAACTCTTATGGTGTGTAATTTTGCGGCGGCTGGTGTCCCTGCAAACAACTCACAATTTGATTTACACTTTGTACAAAACGGTGCGGCTTTATCCACACTAAATCAAATTGTAAAAGACCTACCAGTACCAGGTGGCGAAACATTTACTTTTGACTCTGAAAAAATTATTTTAGATGCAGGTGATACTGTTCAGCTACAAGCACAAGCACCTTTTAATTTATCTGTTACTGTTAGTTACTTGGAAGTATAATGCGATATATAAAAGCACAATCAACTAATGCCCGTGGCATTTATGGCAAAGACGATATCCGTAGAGATGTTAATGGTCAGATTGTCCTTGATAGTACAGATATGATGATGGTTCCAAAAGGAACTTTGGCACAAAGAACAACTACAGCATCAAATGGTCATCTTCGTTATAATACTGATAGTAATGTATTTGAAGTTTACCAAAATGGATCTTGGGCACCCCTAAGAAGATTTGAACCAGCAAGTATTGTTCAACAAGCATTAGGTAATGGTGACGACGTTGAAACAAAGTTTGGACCATTAGTTAATGGTGACACATATAATCCAGCACCATTGGCGGCACAGAATATTATAGTTCTTATTGAAAACGTATTTCAACTAGCAACTACAAACTATGTATTAGAACAAAATCCAGGTGGTTATGCCGCTGGATGGTATGTAGTATTCGGAACAGCAGTTCCAACAGGTAAACCCGTAACAGTCCTTCATAACTACGATAAGTAACTTACGATAAATATAACATAGAGGGAAGTTATATTATGGCACAAGTTGCAAGAATCTCAGGTCCGCTATTAGCGGCAAATCTAAAAAGAACACAAGCTAATCTAGCCTTTGATAATGACTTATTATATGTAGGTCATTTAACAGGTAAGATAGGTGTTCGAACTTCTACTCCAAGTACAGAATTAAATGTTTCAGGACAACATAGAGCTACTCATTATTATGCTGATCGACTTACCGGTGGCAACATTAAATTTGATACTACTGGAGCTTCAAGTGTAGTTGGTAATATTATTTTAAACTCCCAAGGTATAATTAAAACAGGTAAATTACGTACTGAAAATTTAGAATTTAACGATAATAATATTAGTAGTTTAAGTAATTCTAACATTGTACTAAGTCCTAATGGTGCAGGAACTGTTGAATTTAAAACAAATACACAAGTACAAGGTAATGTTAATGCTACAGGAAATATAACTATCCCAGGAAACATAAGTGTTGGTGGAACAATTAATTTAGGTGATCAAGCTACTGATACTATTGACTTTGACTTTTTAGATTTTACACAAGATTTAGTGCCAAACACTACACAAGGATTACATAATTTAGGAAGTGCAACACAAATTTGGAACAATGTAAACACAGCTAAAGCAATTATAGGTGATATTGAGATTGATAACGATTATATATCAACTTCAACATTTAATAATAATATGTTCCTTAGAACTAGTGGTTCAGGAAGCATAGTTCTTGAAGATTTAGCATTTAACGGAAATACCCTTGTAACACCAGCTGATTTACAAATTACACCAGGTAGTGAAAATCTAACAATAAGTTCTGTACAAGCCTTAAGAGTTCCAGATGGTACAGAAGCACAAAGGCCCAGTTTAAACCGTGATGTTAGGTACAATACAGATACTAATTTCTTTGAATTGTTTTCAACTGCATATACACCTTTAAGAGGTATATGGAGTGAAGACAGACAAACTTATGTATTAGCAAATGCTGGGAATGATTTTAGCTTTGTTACTAACGGTAGTACAACTGCTACACTTAATAGTACTGAACTATCAGCTATTAAGCTAGTATCACAAGACAATGTATCATTAGATGGTAATACTATTTCTTCAGCATCAACAAACGCTGACATACAATTAACAGCTAACGGAACAGGAGTTGTTAATATAGCTAATTTTAAACTTGAAGGAAGTACAATACATAATACAATTGCTCAAGCATTTAAAATTAGTAAAACAGGTGCTCAAGGATATATTCACTTTGATACTACCCTTGGTGCAGTTATACCCGCAGGTTCAACAGCCCAACGTCCAGCAGGTGTTATAGGACAAACAAGATTTAATACGCAGTTAGCATACGTAGAAACTTGGGACGGAACTAATTGGACTAATATTGCTGGCGCCGGCGGCGGAATTACCCTTGACTACATGGACGAACTAGTTAATATCTACACCATTGCACTCGCATAATTTCCAAAAACGATAAATACAATTGTCATAGTACAAGACCAATAAAAGGAGAGATACCTTTTATGTACTATGGGACATACTGTGGTTAGCCGGCAAAGATCTTATAAAGATGAAAATTTGGCTAGAGGGACAGGATCCCCGTATTAGGAGAGCAAAGTGGCTGTAGGTCGTATTTCGGGTCCGCTTTTAAAGAGTAATCTCATCAGGAATGGTGTGGATTTAGCCTTTGAGACGGATTTACTTTATTTGGATGTTAATAACAGCAGAGTCGGTATAAAAACTGCATCTCCTCAATACGAATTAGACATCAACGGAACTACAAGATCAACTGATTTAGTTACAACAGGAACAGCATTTATTGGTGATGTTAGAATTTCTGGTAACACTATTGATACAGTTTCTACTGTATTAAACCTTACAACTGTCGGCACAGACAAAGTTGTTTCATTAAAAACATTTGAACTAGACGATTTAAGATTCGATACTAATGTAATTTCAACTACAGTATCAAATTCCAACCTTGACTTTATACCAAATGGTACAGGTATAGTTGATATCCAAGCAAATACTAATATTACTGGTAATTTAGACGTTACAGGTAATGTTACAGCAGATGGCGATATTACTGTAGGCGGAAATGTACAACTAGGTGATGAAGCTACTGATACGATCAACATTGTAGCTGGAATTACTAGTGATATTAAGCCGGCAACAACCGCAACTTATAATTTAGGAACTGCTGGAAAGCGTTGGAATAACTTACATACTACAAGTGCATATATTGATGATATTCATATTGATGCTGGAGTAATTGAAAATACAGTTTCAAACGCAAATTTAGAATTACGCACTAACGGTTCAGGTTCTATCCTTATTGACGATTTTATTATAAAAAGTAACGTTCTACAAACAGCAACTAGTAATATTACATTAACACCCGGAAGCGGTGTTGTTGATATTAATAGTACAGGAAGTGTTAGAATTCCTTCAGGAACAACTGCACAACGTCCAAGTGTACCAGCAGTAGGAATGATACGTTATAATACAACTACAAGTAAATTTGAAGGGTATGATGGCAACTGGATTGTTTTAACAGGAGTTTATGATTTAGATGCTGATACGTATATTACAGCAGAATTAACACCGGGTGCAAACGATAATATTATTAGATTTTATTCAGCAGGCTCTGAAATTGCAAGTATTACACAAACAGAATTTAATGTATCAAAACTTAACGTAGATGATATTCAAATTGATGGTAATACTATTAGTACAACTACTTTAAATACTGATTTAAACCTAATACCTAATGGTACAGGTGGTGTTAATATTGACAATATTAAGATAAGCGGAAGTGAAATAAATAACACAGTAAGCGGTGCGGCAACTAGATTCACTAATACAGGCACTGGTTATGTAGAAATTGTAGGTACTCAAGGCGTTGTACTTCCAGTAGGAACTTCCGCTGAAAGACATCCAAGTCCTCCATTAGGAATGACTAGATGGAACACTACAGATGGTAGGTTAGAGATACATGATGGAACAAGTTGGGATTCAGTTGCAGGAACATCTGGATCAGTATCAACAACAGACGCTGAAAATATAGCATTAGAAATTGTATTGAGTTTAGGATAAAATAGATGGCAACTTTTTTTAAAAATAGAATAGTAAAAAACGTAGGAACAGTACCTGTAGATATTTACACTACACCAGCAGGCGCAAAAGCTACTGGCATTGGTTTAAGTATTGCTAACTTATTAGACGGAAACACAAGAGTTAGTATTACAATTAAAGACGATACTAGTATTACAGGATATTACGTTAAAGATGTTATGATTGCCCCGAATGCAAGTTTGCGAGCAATTAATGGTGGTGAAAAGTTAATAATGCCCACACAGAATGTTTTAGCTGTACAGGCAGACCAAGATGATGCAGTTGATGTTATCTTTAGTTTTGTGGAGATTGTATAATGAGTTTTAATTATGTAGGTGATTCACCTTTAGCAAGACAAACTGGCGAACGTTATTTTTATGCGTTACGTAGAGATGATGACGGGCAAATATTTATAGCTAAAGTTGATGTAGCTTCACCAACAGACAATATACAGATTAACAAGCCAGGCGGAACTAGCGATAACTATCCAGATTTCCAAGACGGAGCAGACTTTTTTGAAGGCAGAAATCCTAATCATAATTTAGTTTATGAAAACTTAAACTTTGAACAAATGCGTTGGGATGATAAAAATATTTATTATTTTATAAATGATGAAGGTGAATTTGTTTTAAGAATTAATACACCTTACACTTATGCAACAGGTAACTCATCAGAATTTACAGATAAGGATTTTATAACAGGATACTAAGATGGCTGAATTTAATATTGCAAGAATACGATATACATGGAAGAATTACTGGACTGGTGCTACAGTTTACACTAAAGATGATGTAGTTCGCGTAGGTGGTAATACTTATATTTGTATGATCGGCCACACTTCAGACTCAACTGATTTTCCAACTGATTTAAATTATAGTCCAAAGTCTAGATGGTTACTACATACTGAAGGTTATACATGGCGTAATGAATGGCAGGCCGCTACAATATATAATAAAAACGATTTAGTAAAATATGGCGCTGTAATTTATAGAGTACTAACTGAACATACTTCAGGTAATAGTAGTATTGCTGGTGATGAATCAAAACTTATTGTATATTACAAAACCCCAAATTGGCGTAATGAATGGTTACCTTTAACAACATATACAATTGATGACGTTATTCGTTATAGTGGTTATGTTTATAAATGTATAACTGAACATACATCTTCAACAACACTAGGTGGTTTAGAAGTTGACCAAGCTAAATGGGAAATTAAATGGCGTGGCGACTCTTGGAACAAAGATTGGAGCGTTAATACAAGATATTTTAAAGATGATATTGTACGCTATGGTGGAATTGTTTATCGTTGTATAGCTGGACACTCATCTGCCGGAACAACTGTATTAGGATTAGAAAATGATCAAGCTAAGTGGGAAATTGTAATTAGTGGTATTGTATATAAAGGTACTTGGCAATCATCAGATGATTCAAGCGGTACTAGATATAAAGTTGGCGACATTATAACATATGGTCCAACATTATGGCGTTGTAAAACTGCACATACTACTACAAATACATTTATTGAAGCTAATTTTGATATATGGATGCCTGGATTAGGATTTGAAGGTTTATGGGACACTTCTGTTGCATACCAACCAGGTGACATTGTACAGTATGGTGGTTACACTTATACATCAATGACAAATAATACAGCATCAGCACCAAGTGTGACTGGTGTATTTTATGACGGAGAAAGTTTACAAGGAACATATGACTGGGAGTTATTAACTACTGGTTATAGTATGAAATCAGAATGGGAAATTGGTCTTTCGTATAGAACTGGTGACGTTGTTAGACGAAGAGGATGGGTGTATATTGCTGTTAAAGATTCAGTAGGTCAAGAACCAGATGCACTAGATCCAGAACTTCGTTCTTATTATGATCCAGGATCTACTACTTCACCAGATAGTACGCCAACATATTGGCAAGTAGTTACTACAGGTGATTATTATACAGGCGAGTGGGTTGATTCCGCAGGAACAATTTATTCTTTAGGTGATATTGTTGTACATAAAAGTACTGCTTGGGTTTGTAAACAACGACACGAAGCAGATGATTCAACATTAGTTGAACCAGATTTAGATAGCACTAATAGTTATTGGGAAAAACATATTCAAGGTTCTCCAGGAAACGTATTACAATATAAAGGTGACTTAAGAACTCATGATGGTAGTAATCATACTAGACTTGCTATTGGTTCTCCAGGTAGTGCATTAAAAGTTAATGCTAGTGTTAACCCAGCCTGGGAAGGATTAGGCGAAGTTGCTAAAGTTTACTTTGTATCTACATCAGGAAAAGATGCACCAGGTAACGGATTAAGCATTAGTGCTCCATTTAAATCAATGAAATATGCTTGTCAATATATTTTAGCAGACGAGGCAAATAGAGCCCCAGGAACAATTTTTGTTTCAACAGGAGTTTACGAAGAAATTCTTCCTATTATTATTCCAGCAGGAATTACTGTTTGGGGGGATGAAAGACGTTCAGTAACAATTAAACCTGCCCCAGGATCAGAAGGTTTAAATATGTGGCTTTTAAGAAACGGTACTGGTATTAAAAACATGACGTTTATGGGCCTGTCAGGAAACTTAGGTCCGGCTGATGTTTATGGAACTAAACGTCCACAAGGTGGTGCTTATGCATCTTTTGATCCAGGATCAGGCCCAGATGATCAAAGCGTATGGATTACAACAAAATCTCCATATTGTCAAAATATTAGTTCGTTTGGTACTGGTGTTACAGGATTAAGACTTAACGGTAACTTACATAATGGCGGACTTAAATCAATGGTTGCTAATGATGTTACTAACTTTTTAGATGACGGAATTAGTGTATGGTTAAGTGGCGACGCAAGAGCTGAACTTGTTTCAGTGTTTACATATTTTTGTCACATAGGATACTTATGTACAGACGGTGGAAAAATAAGAGGAACTAACGGAAATAACTCTTACGGAACATTTGGTTCAGCGGCAATTGGTACTTTAGCAACTGAAACTCCTATAACTGCAAAAGTACATAATCAATATTATGGTGCAAGTGCTCCAGAGGTTTATAATAATGCTGATAATATTTTTGCTATAGCTTATACACATTCAGGGCAAGGCTATGTTAATGCACAATTTACTGTAAGCGGATCAGGTACTAACGTATCTACTGATAATACATTTACAGAAACAAGAAACGGCGGAATTAGTGAAATTAGATTAAAAGATTCAGGTGACTCAACACTACCTGGCGGTAGAGGATTCCTTACTGGTATAAGAAACTCTGCACAATCAGGAACAACTACTAACATTACTATTGCACAATCTGATATTAATGATGCAAGTTATTATGCCGGCAGAGCATACTTAACATTTGATAATATTAGTGTTGCCGCGGCACAAAGGCCCGCTGGAACGTATCCTATTGTTCCAGCAACTACAAATGGTAGAGGACATGTTCCGCAACAGGCATTTTCAATTACTATCGACGGAACAGGTGCGGCAACATCAATTATACCGTTAGCAGGAAGTCATAGTCATAGAGTTGGTGATACTATTACAGTTTCAGATGTTAACTTAGGTAATCAAGGTGGACCAGTATTAACATTTAAAGTTGCTAGTGTTAGTGAAGGGCAAAGAATTTATATAGAACAAGGTAAAGGTAGAGGTCAGTATGGTATTGTTGATGAATATTTTCCAGCAACAAAACTTATTAACGTATTAAGAGAAAGTGATGGAAAACGTGGCTGGGATCATATAGTTCCAGGATGGACAATTGCTACTGTACTTGATGGTACTACAACTTATAGAATTGAACCTAGAGTTACAGTCACTACTCCAACATATACTACATCAGTTATGAATACTGGTGTTACAAGTACTTGGCGTACAGCTACAGGCCACGGAGAAACATTAATTGCATTTACTGACTCTAGTGAAAAAATACTACATTCTAACTTAACCGGAGCAGTATGGACAGCAGGGTCAAAAGATGCTAATTGGGTTGATCCAAATTGTGTAATAAAATGTAAAGGTAAATTAAAATATTACATTGCCTTAGGTAATGGCGGATATGTTAACTTATCTACAACAGGAACAGCCTGGGGAACTACACCATATACTATAACATCAGCAAATTATGTTGCTGTAGTAGAAGGACCACACACTACTACAAGTCATACAGTAATTGCGATTGCAGATGATTCTGCAACAGTTCAAAGAACTACAGCAGACGGAACAACATGGACCGGTATAGCTACTGGTGGTGCTGTAGGCTTGAAATGGATTGCTTATGGTAATGGTAAATGGATGATAGTTAGAGCCGATGGGTCTTGTATGCAAAGTATTGATGACGGTACTACTTGGGTTGCAGGAAATAATGTTTGTCCATCAACTTATGATGTAACAGGATTTACTTGGGGTAACAATAGATTTGTAGCAACATGTAAACCAAACGGAACATTCTCAATAGGTGCAAACGTAGATCCTTCAACTACAATGATTAGTGATGCAACATCGACTACAAGTGCAACGTTTGGATTATCATCAACGTTCTTCTTTAGCTTCACAGACTTTTCAACTGGTGCAACTAGCTCAGTATGGTATGAATCAGATAACAGTAATATTCTTGATACAGACGATTGGTCTGTTGCTTATAATGATGGAGTGTTTGTAGCTAATAGTAATACTGGTAAAATTAGAACAAGTGATGGTGGGCATGTATGGATGTCACAAGCTAATATTACTCCAGGAACGGCATTAAAACCAATAGTAACATTTAGAACAGACGTTGGTCCAAAATGGTGGATACTAGATACTAATTCACAACCTACTATAACACTACTACGATATGGTGCTACTGCAAAAATGCGAGTAACTACCGATACT